GCCGCCGGTGTAGGCGCGGATGGCGTTGTACATGGCCGCGCCTTCGAAGATGATGCCGCCGGGCGAGTTGATGTGCAGATCCACCGGTCCGGTCATGGCGTCGAGCTTCTGCTTGACGTCGATGGCTTTGGTGCCGTCCCATCCGCCGATGGCGTCGTACAGGTAGAGGGCGTTGCCCTCGGCGCGGAAGTCCTGCATGGCCGCGAACGGGGGCGCGCCGTCGGGGCGCATGGCCACCAGGTTGCGGGCGCTTGCGCCGGCCGTGAGTGCCTGGGCCTTGGCGATCAGCGAAGCGAGATCACGTTTCACGTTGTTGCTGCTCCCGCCTTTGCGTCCACGCTTGATCACTCTACAGCGGCACGTGTTGCCATATTCTGCGCCGACACACTTCTTGTAGCCACGGCCGTTCGGGTAGTCGGCGTACGCGTCGGCGCGGTTGCGGTAGGTCTTGCCGTTGTTCTCGCTGCACGGTTCGCACACATTGTCGTCTATGTGCGCTTTGACCACCCAGCGTTGCGCCATCTCCGGCTGTCCCCAGTCGCCGTTCTGCCGCGGCGCGCCGATGCTCATGACTTGCGCTTCGTCCGGCAGGGGCACTCCGGATTGCAGCACCCCTTGCCGCTCGACACGGGTGGTGTGTATGGCGCCCGATCCGGGCGTGATGGTGCCTGGACCCCGAGGGCCTGCTCCTGACCGCGCCTGTCGGTCATAAGGGCTTCGGCTCGATCGCAGGACCGTCCGGATTAGCCGGCGCGCCGGCCGGAGCGACCGCAGGCTCCGGCACGGCAGGCACAGGAGCCATGGTCAGCGGAGGCAGGCCAGCGATCTCCGCCGCGTCGGCCGGATCGACACCCGCGCCCTTGAGGATCTGGAAGATGGTGGCCGCGTTCAGGTCGTCCGCGCGTTGCTCCGCACGCTCACGCCGGATCGGGTTGGTGTAGACGAAGCAGAGACCCTGCTCCTGCGCGCCCGGGAACAGGGGCAGGAAGTCGTTGTTCAGCATCTGCTGCCAGCGATCCAGGCGCGGCACGGTCATCCGCTCCGCGAAATCGCTGGAGGCGGCCGCGGCACTGGCCCGGTTCACGTCCTCCAACACGCCCACGTCGTACTTGCTGGCACCGAATGCCAGCAAGATCGTGTCCCGATTGAGGTTGCTGGTCTCCACAAGCTGCATGTCCGCGATGCTCATGGGCTTCGGATCCACCCATTCGCCGTCTTCCAGGAACGCAGTACGCCCGGCGTTGGCCGGCCCCTTGTGGTTGTAGTTCCAACGCTCGATCAGCTTTTCGAACTCAGGGTCGGACATACGCCGGGACAGCTTGACGATGCCGCCCGGGCGCGCGCCGTTGCGGTAGAAGTTCGCATTCCACTCCGCGCTCATGGCCGAGCCGGAGATCTGCGACATGATCGTCTGCACGGGACCGAGCCCACGGTATGGGTCGATCGGATTGGGCATGCGCATGGACAACACATCACGCGGCTTCAGCGCCTGTTCGCGCCCGTCCGGACCAATGTAGATGTAGCCCAGCAGGTAGTCGCGGGGATCGGTGACCACCACCATCCGGTCAGGGCGCGCCACCCATAGCTCATACGGCATGCGACCGAGGTAGCTGACCACCAGCCAGCCTTCACCGGTCAGGTCCACGTGCTGCTGGCCGGACTCGAACAACTCCTGCCGGGTGTAGAACGGGTTCGGCTTGCCCAGAGTGATCAGCGCAGGATGCTTCTCCACCTGCTGAACGCCGACCTCACCGCACTCGTCCTCGGTGCCCTGCCCGTACTCGCAGGTCTGTCCGGGCGCGGGCACGTGCAGGTGCCAGTCAACTTTCGCCGTGGCCGTGCTGGTGCGGTTGATGACGGAGAACAGCGTGGCGGACGCACCCATGGCGTCCATCTGCGCGAGCGGACCGGAGCGCCCGTACCCGCCGCTGAGCCGGCGCCGGTCGTCACCGTGCTGGGCGTAGGAGATCTGTGCACGGTTGATCAGGGGACCGAGGAGGCTACGCATCGGTGGCCTCCTTCAATTCCTTCTCCACGGCCTTCTGCATCGGCGCGCCCGCGGCGGAGAAGTTGACGCGCTCCACCATCCAGGCCGCGACAGCGGGGAGCCGGATGTAGCCGATACTGATATCCGCATCCGCCGGATCGTCGCCTGCCTGGATGTAGAGGTTGCGCGGATTCTTGCGCCCCTGCCGGATGATCACCGCTCGCTCCCGCCCAGCGCCTCGAGAACTAGCAGGCTCACGCCGACGCCGACGGCACCCGCGATCCAGTGCCAGCCGAACAGCCCCGTGTCGATGGCCGCGAACGCACCCCACTGCATGAGCGCCGTGCGCGCGCGCTTCCACGTCGGCAGCTTGCGTGCCAGCCAGGAGACCAGGAGCAGCAGTGCGGGCCGGGCGGTACGGTGTGGCCGGGTGCGCGCCGCGGCCCATGCCTGCGTGACGGTGGTCATTAGGCTTCCGGCCCGGGAGAGGGCGCAGGCGCGCCCACCGGGTTAACGGTGATCTTCCAGCCGGACATGGTGGTCTCGACCGCTGTGATCACTTCGTCGCCGTGACCGGTGGCAACGGTCGCGTCATGGATCACCTGGAACCATTGCTCCGGGGAGTACGGCAACTCGTCGGTCATTCCTTACCCCCATCGCACATTGGTCGGGCCGTGCAGGTCAGCCTCGCAGACAAAGTACCTCTCGGCGTCCTTCCCATGGTCATTCTTCTTCACGGGTTGCTCACGCTTGCGGTCGGCGCCGGGTGGCTCGGGCGCCCAGATGTAGCCGGGAGTCTCCTCGATCGTGCTGGTGGGTAGCTTCCGATCGGTCAGCGACGGATCCTTCTCCACCAGCGCATCACGGAAGTAGTGCAGCCGTGGCCGGCCATCGGCTGCAACCTTGTACCGCTCCGCCACGGCGTCGATGCCCATGGTCACGGCCTTCTCCGCGGCGATGGTGCCCATGCCGAGATGCCGTTCCAGGGTGGCCCGGTCCTCGGCGTCGTGGTCACAGACGATGGCGGACGGGCGCGGCCCGCCCAGGGACAGGATCTGCCGGGCGTGGTCCTCGACCAGGCGCCCGGTCATGTAGATCTCGCGCACGAGGTAGGCGCGCCGATCCTCATCCAACGCCCAGTCCTGCCACACGAACGGGTTGGTGTGGCCGAAGTCCACGGACCAGATCCGCTCCCAGGACGGCGGCACCGGGAAGGAGTCGATCACGTGGATGGCGGGATCGAAGTTCTCATAGATGACGCCCTCGGCCGCTGCCCAGATGTTCTTACGCAGACGCAGATAACGCACCCCGGTCAGCGAGTCCAGGCGCTCTATGTACGCCTTACCTTCCTGGGTGGGTGTGCCGTCGGCGTGGAAGTAGCGGGGGTTGTCCTCGTGCTGGCTGACCAGGTGCGCAAGCTTGCCGGTCGCGGCGCGCTCCAGCAGCCAGTGCGTCGGGTGCGAGGGGTTGCAGTCCCCGATGATCTGCTGGAAGGAGATGGCCCCGTTGCGGAGCCGGATGTTGACGGACTCCCAGTCCTCCTCGGTGATCTCCGTGCATTCCTGGATGAAAGCGACGTCGTATTCGGTCGACATGACTTTCATGGGATCGTCCAGGCCACCGATCACCACGGACGATCCGTTGCTGTAGCGGTACTGCGCCGGCTCCCGCGCACTGCCTCCGTAGAAGCTGACCGTGCCGTCACGCATGGCTTCCTTCACCACGTCGCGCTCCCAGGTGCGCAGTGCGCTGGTGGCCAGGGAACGCGCCGTCTTGCGCAGGATGAGGCATTTAGTGCCGGGGGTGATCAGGCAGATGAGGTTGATCTTCTCGAGGACGGCGCGCGATTTTCCAGTACCGGCCGCGCCGGAGATGAGCACCTCCTTGGCGCGGCTGTTGGCCAGCTCGAGCGCGGCGCCGCGCAGCTCCACCTCATGATCTTGCACCTGCATGGATCAAGTATGCAGAACGGCCCGGACCTCGAGGTCCGGGCCGTTCGGTCAGTCGTTGACGATCTCGATCGTGGTGTTGTCCAGGTTGTAGGCCCGGCTCATCCGATCAGCGGTGATCTGCGCCTGCCCCTTCTTGGGCCAGTGAGTGAAGATCCGGTCGCTGCCCTGACCGTCGAAGTTCTTCTGCGTGATCACGATCTTTGCCATGTCCGCT